GATCAGCGCAGCGATATCCGCTCGTGATTGTGACGGGTCTATCGAAATGATCCCTCACTGGCTGCAGAACGGCCTCACAGAGCCTCTCCAAGTGTTCGACCTGGTTAGGGTGCGGCGTATTATCGATGCCCCTGCGAAGAGCCGTCTGGCTCTTGGTCATTTCGACCAGGCTGAAATTTTTAGATAGCTTCATTTCTTGGCCTTCACCTTGCCGACCACGCCCTCGAGCATCCCGCCGCCAAAATAGAACGCGAGGATGGTGAGCATTGCCTCGCCCAGGTAGAAGTCATCGATGACCTGTTTGATGTCAGGAATGTTCGTTTTGCCGAGCAGCGTCATAACCAGGACAAGCGCGAAGGACAGCAAAAACGTGGCAGTGAACATCAGCGCCAGGTAGCGTTGGGCAACCTTAAAAGGAGCGTAGGCTGCCATCGTGTCGATCTTGGCCTGAGCCTTGACGCGCTCCATCTCCTCGTCGGAGCTGTGGACATCATCGATCAGATCCATGCCCTTTTTGATGACGTCGCCATTGCCAAGAATGGATGCTAAAACTCCGAGCATTATTTCTTACCTCCGAGGGTAGTGAAGCCCATGTAGGCGCCGACAATGCCGGCACCCGAGATGTAGAAAAGATTCGAGATATCAGCCAAAGCCTCTACCCGCTCCAGCGGGATGAAGAACATGGCCAGCGTGAACGCGCCCATCGCTGCCAGCGTAAAGCGAGCCATCCGCAGCTGAGCCAGGTGGCGGCGCAGCTCGGTCTCCGTCTGCTTAATCTGTCTGCTGCTTTCGACCTCGTCATCACTGACCAGGCCATCACCGTCGAGATCCCAGTCTTCCGCGAACTTGCTGTCGCGCTCGAACTTCTTCTGTGTCACTGGCTTTCCTTGATGGCCTTCAAGACCTCATAGACATTCGGCGGTGGCGGCTGGTCAGGGTTCCACTGGCAGAGGTATTCGCGCGGCTTCCATTCACCGTAGCTATAGAACAGAGTCTCCTGGGTGTTGTGGGCACCTCGATATACGCAAGCCTCCTGGCGCTTATCGATCTTCATGCACTTCACCAGCCGGCAAACGGTTAAGTCGTTGGCGGCTTGCGCTTGCGCCGTATGAGCTTTGAGTAACAGGATGAAGGCCGTCAGCACCGCCAAGCCAGCGCCGATCATGACAACCCAGGCCACGATCTCCACGAACTTACGCCGGCGCTCACGCTGCGCGTACATGGTCTCCTGGCGTTGCTTTCTGATACGCGCCTCAGTAGCGACCAGCTCGTTCCACTTGGACATGCCCAGGGTCAGGCCGATAAACTGGCGCAGCTCATCACGCTGCTGCTGTGCCTTTTGTTTGGCCGCGAAGATCTCGAGAGCTTCTTGCTCGATGCTCTTGCCGGAGAACAGCTTCTTGAAAATCGGAGGATTCTTTACTTCACGCTCTGCCTGGTCGAGATCCGACAAGCAGCTCATCCACTTCGACAGACTGCCGATCATGGACTCGAGCTCCTGACCAGCGGCAATGGCGCGCTTCACGGCGTTATAGCTCGCCGTGGCGCCGGCCATTAGCGTGACAGGATCCATCAGTACACCTTCACTTTGTCTGAATCTATGAGCTTAGGCAGGCAATAGGCCGTGATCTGCCCACCTTGCTTATGCAGCGCACGAGCAAAGTAAGTGCAGTCATCAACGCTATAGAAATAGAGATCGTTTGAAACCAGCTTGCCGTCCAGAAACACGAACAGCAGAAAAGCGTGGATCACTGCCCCAGCAGGACGCCTACAAGCAGGACAATGGTGGTGCCGGCTGTGCCGATCATAATCGTCTCAATGCGCTTGATACGCAGGATGGTTTCCTTCCAGCGTTCAGCGCACACCGCCTCATGCGTGTCGATCTGGGCCTGTACAGATGCGGCTGTGGGCTTGCTCATTATTCAGCATCCTGAATGGTCAGCAGTCCTTCCGACTGCTGTCGCATGATTTCGTCGTAGTGGCGGTTGCCGGGTGCGTTATTAGGCACGAATAGCACCTCGCCATTGATTGTGGCTTTGATACTTGTATCGCTACCGTCGATAGTGCTAGCCCAAAACTGTGCTGATGTGATGTCCATGTCATCCATTTTTACAACTCCGCATCCATGACAACACTTTCAATGTAAAAGTCTCCCGCTCCGCTGTTAGGAAATGTATTCCCCGCGTCGCATGATTGTTCGTCGATGTGTTGAGAAAAGAAAGTCAGAGAACTAGCTGTGCCAGTTACAGTCGGCGCAACTCTCATGGATTGAGTAAAATAAATGTGCGCGTGTCGGTTTGCACCGCTAGTAGATGTTAGAAGAGTGTTGATTCTGCCGCTTCGGCGTTGATGATACCTCTGACATTTAGCCAGAGTTTCGCCATAGCTTTCTGAGTGGTCAAACGGCGTGGCCTGTTCGCCGATTTCCATCTGCACCCCGCAAATATACCATTCGTTGCTGGTGCTATCAGCTAAGTTGACGTTATGACCTACGGCTCTATTCGCAGCGACAACAGAACCCCAAGTCGTTTGTGCGGTTCCGCTAGTAAGGTTGCTTCCAGCTATCAAAAACCATTGAGGCTGTAGCGACATCGCATTGTCATTATCTAAAGCACCGCTTGTGTCACCGGGGAATGTAAGAGTTTTCTTCTCCCAAGTATTAGCTGAATCAATGGTATAAGTCCTACAGTTATGTCTTGTGTTGTCTTGGTCTCTAAATTCAAAGCCGTATGTTCCGGTTTTGTTGGATTTTACCCAAAAAGAGAACGTGACGCTTTTTGCCCCAGAAGTCCCTTTGGCGAGACTCTGTACGTTTTGACCTTCAATGCCTTGACGCAACCGCAAGCTATCATCTGCGCCTATGCTTGTGTCAGCGGAAGTGCAATCTAATTTCATAGAGTAGCCAAAGCCTTGACCACTAGGAACATCAGTTGACTGTGAAACGGTCCATGTTCCAAAGTTTGCGCCTATCAGCTTCCACCTATCTAAAGAGGCATATCCCTCACTGCTGAAGCTACTTACACTCGTACCCCGCTGTGCCACCTGCATCGCACCGTTGATGATGAGGTTTTTGCCGGTAATGCCACCAGCATCAGCCGCCCCGGCGAGGTCTGCGAAATCTCTTGCTCTGCTCATTATGCGTTCTCCAGTGCCGTGACCTTGGCTTCCAATGTTTCAATCTTGGCGATGCTTTCCTTCAGGGCTGCGGTCAAGAGAGGGACCAACTTGGATTGATCGATGCCCTGCATGACCGCGTTGCCGTCATCATCGACTTCATCCTTAGTGCCAGTTACAGCCTCCGGCACGACTGCTTGCGCCTCGTGGGCTAGGAAGCCATCGACGGTCCTGTCGGCGTCTGCGATGAAGTTGAACCGCTTCGGTGCCAGTGCCTTCACACGGGTGATAGCGCCGGTCATGTCAGCTACGTTTTCTTTTAAGCGGTAGTCTGACGAGGTATTGAAAGCTGTTCCAGACCCATTTGTAATGATTGAACCGACACGACCATTCGGGTTTGAAAAGCCTAAATGAGTGTTCGCTGAAGTGCTTGTGGTTCCGGTCAAGATTTCGTCGGGATGGATTTTTATAGAGTTTGTGCTGCCATCTTCGGAAAAACTAGTTGATCCGACTAAAACGGTGCCGCTGGTGTCGATGGTCACAGCAGTCGAACCGCCACCGTGCTTGAAGCTTAAAGCACCGCCGGACGTGCCGAAAATTCTTGGACTGCCGTTGTCACCGCCCCACGAAATGCCGTAGCCGTTTTGCGTGAATACAATGTCGTTGGTGTTAGCCAATGTCAGTTGGCTGACAGGGCTGGTCGTCCCAATGCCGACATTATTGCTGGTATTTACATTCAACCCTGCACCAGTCGCACCACCAGACCTGATGTTCACAGCATTAGCTGCGCTGCCATCATAGCCGACAACATCAATTTGATTGGCTGTCTGGCTGTTAATAAACAATCCTGTGCCACTGTTTGCGCTGGTGTTAAGGATAGCGATATCGCCGCTTGCAGAGGTGTTGAGATGCAGCGGTGCGGTGGGCGAAGCAGTAGAAATGCCCACTCTATTGTTAGCTGCGTCGACTTTGAGCGTGCTGGTGTCAAAAGCAACATCGCCAGTGATGCCGCCGCTAAAGCCAACCGCACCAGCAAATGTGCCGCCAGCACTCTTGCTCACCATGTCAGCCGTGGTGAATGACTTGAACGCATAGATGTTCACAAGGTCATTGAGAGCCGCACCAGAGGCCAGCACGACGCTTGTGCCGTTGGTAGCAGTGAAGTCAGATGGGTCGAGAACGACACCGTTCATCACCACCTGAATATTGTCTGCCGTGTAAGACAGCGTGGCGCTGTTGTCGTCAGAGCCTGAGAATGTGGTCTGCCCATTGGTCGCCGTGTATTCGTAAAGTATCAGCGAGACATTGCCAGCAGATGTGGCGGCGATAAAATTGCCGCCATCGAAGACCCGCATCTCGTTAGCTGTCGTGTTGAAATACAGCGCACCAGTTACCAGTGCATTACCGTCATTATCGGTGCTTGGATCGCTTGAGAGGCTGCCGAGAAAGCGATCATCAAAATTGTCGAAAGCTGTGGCCGCAGAAGCAGCACTAGCCGCCGCCGCAACCTGAGATGCAGCCGCAGCCGTAGCAGAAGATGCAGCAGCGGTGGCTGAGTTTGCCGCATTCGTGGCATTGGTGCCGGATGCAGCGATGCTAGATGCCACGTTTGCAGTGGCGGTAATATCACTAGATATGCCGGCGAGCGTGTTCATGTCGCTGATAATGGCAGTGGTGCCGAGCGTGTTTATGTCGCTGACAGCATCCGCTGTACCCAGCCGGCCTATTTCTGTTGCCTTTCCAGCCACGGCAGTCACGTCGCTAGATATACCGGCAACCGTGCTGACATTACTGTTATTTCCTGCCACCGTGCTGATGTTGCTGTTGTTGCCGGCCACGGTGTTTATGTTGGACGTATTACCAGCGACGGTTGATATATTGCTAGATATGCCAGCTACAGTGTTCACATTGCTGATAGCGCCAGCAACAGTGCCTATGTCACTCGCATCGCCGGCAACTGTGTTAATGTTGGATGCATTACCCGCCACTGTTGTGACATTACTGGCAATGCCAGCGACTGTAGTTACATTAGCCTTGATAGCAGCCAGG